TCTCGCGGCCTGCGCAGCGAGATGAGCCCGCGTGCGCTCGATAAATGGAACCCCGCCATCCAGGCGGCCGTGGAAAATACCTCGGAAACCATCACCATCTATGGCGTGATCGGTGAGGACTGGTACGGGGAGGGCGTTACCGTCAAGCGCATCGATGCAGCGCTGCGCGCGATCGGCGACCGCGAGGTGACGGTGTACATCAACTCGCCCGGCGGCGATATGTTCGAAGGCATCGCCATCTACAACCGCCTGCGCGAACATAGCCAGAAGGTCACCACCAAGGTACTGGGCATGGCCGCCAGCGCGGCCTCGATCATCTACTTGGCCGGTACCGAGCGCCAGGTGGCCAGCAGCGCGTTCCTGATGATCCACAACTGCTGGACCTTCCTCTCCGGCAACCGCCACTACCTGCGCGACGTATCGGACGACATGGAAGAGTTCGACGCTGCCATGGCCGACCTCTACGCCGAGACCAGCGGCCAGACTGTTGAGGACATGGCCGAGCTGATGGATGACGAGACGTTCATCCGCGGCAAGCGCGCGCTGGAGCTAGGGCTGGCCACCGGCCTGTTGGCCGCGACCGAGGTGACCGAGCGCGAGACCGAGGAAACCGGCCAGGCCAATGCCCTCAAGGCCATGGACGCAGCCTTGGCCAAAGCCGGAATGCCGCGCTCCGAGCGCCGCGAACTCTTCGCCACTTTCAAGTCTGGCAGGCCTCGCGCTGCCAGCGGGAACACGCCGCGCGCTGTTCCGACCGGCACGCCAAGCGCTGCCGTGCCAGATCTCTCCGCCTCGCTGAGTGCGGCAACCGATCTTCTCAACTCCCTCAAAGGAAACTGACCATGGATTTCGAATCGCAAGTCAAAGAACTGAATGCCAGCCTTAAGGGGATTGGCGATCAGATCAAAACCCAAGCCGAAGCCACTGAAAAACAGATGAAGGCGTCTGGCGAAATGAACGCTGAGACCCGTGCCAAGGTGGATGAACTGCTGACCAAGCAGGGTGAGCTGCAGGCGCGCCTGGGCGAAGCCGAGCAGAAGCTGGTGAGCGCGAACCGTGCGCGCAGCGAGCCCGATCGACAGAAGTCCGCAGGCGAAATCGTTATCGCAGCCAAGGAAATGGAGGGCGTTGACTCCTCGTTCCGCGGTTCACGACGCATCTCGGTGGCACGGGCCGCAATCACTTCCGCACCAGGGTCGGGGGCTGATACTGTCCCGGCAGATCGGCGCTTCGGGATTCAGGCGATCCCTGAGCGACGCCTGACAATTCGCGATCTGATCGCGCCGGGTCAGACCGGCAGCAACTCGGTCGAGTACGTTCAGGAAGAAGGTTTCACCAACAGCGCGCGTCCAGTTGCCGAGGGCACAGCCAAGCCCTATTCGGACATCAAGTTCAAGCTGGAAAACGCCCCAGTACGCACGCTGGCGCACCTGTTCAAGGCTAGCCGCCAGATTCTCGACGATGCGCCTGCGCTGAGAAGTTTCATCGACGCCCGTGGTCATTATGGCCTCAAGCTCGCTGAAGAGTCCCAGCTGCTGTTCGGCAATGGCACCGGAGCGAACATCGGCGGTATCGTGCCGGCTGCCCAGCTCTATGCGCCACCTGGTGGTGTAGTGGTGGCGGGTGAGCAGCGCATCGACCGAATTCGGTTGGCCCTGCTGCAGGCAGAGCTCGCCGAGTTCCCAGCAGACGGTATCGTCCTCAATCCGATCGACTGGGCAATGATCGAGTTGCTGAAGGATGCACAGGGTCGCTACCTCATCGGTCAACCACAAGGTGATACCCAGCCAACCTTGTGGCGTCGACCTGTTGTGTCTACTCAAGCCATGCCGCTCGACGACTTCCTCGTCGGGGCATTCGGTCTGGGCGCGCAGATCTTCGACCGCATGGACGTTGAAATCCTGATCTCCACTGAGAACGACAAGGACTTCGAAAACAACATGGTCACCGTTCGCGCCGAGCAGCGTCTGGCACTGGCCGTCTACCGCGGCGAGGCCTTTGTTACCGGTGAGCTGACCGGCAGCGGTTCCTAAGCCCTCAACTTGAAAGGCGCCAGTAATGGCGCCGCATAGGAGCGATCCCATGGCTAACACCAAGAAGCAGGACAAACCCAGCACGGTACCTGAGCAGGCTGTACCAGCTCCCGCTGAGCAGGGGTTGGCCTTGCCGCCCAGCGGCAGCGACGCCAGCATTGTCAATGCGGCCGAGACCACCATGGCGACTGCCGGACCCGTTGCTGACCCTGGCGCCAATGCCGCACAGGAAGCGGGCGGCCCAACGAACGAGGTGCCGGTAGAGCTGGCGCCGGTTGCCACCTCAGCCGATGATACTGCAGGTGCTGGCGCCTCGCTGAGCCAGCCGGGCCAGGCTGACGACGCGCTGCATGGCGCTACCGATGCGGCAGGGCTGGAAGAATCCACCTCGAGCGCCTCGGTCGGGTTGAACCCGGCCACGGTCGAGGTTTACCCGCTGCGCTCGTTCATGGACGAGGGCGAGCTGCGCCGGCGCCATGGTCCGGGCTACCTGATGCCGCGGCGTCATGCCGAAGAGCTTGAACTCCGCAAGCTGGTATCGCGCACTCCGCTGGAGAAGTGAACCATGTCAGTGATCAGCATGGCGCTGGCCCGCGCCCACCTGCGTGATCCGGACGATGACGACGATTACCTGCAACTGCTGATCGACTCCGCTGAGCAATCGGCCATGGACTACCTCAACCGCCAGGTCTACGCCGATGCGCAGTCGCTGGCTGAGGCGATCGCAGCCGAAGTTGCCGGGGAGAAGCCCATGCTCAGCAATGCACCGTTCAAGTCGGCTTGCCTGCTGATCCTGGGCCACCTGTACGCCAACCGCGAAGACGTTGTGATCGGCACCGTCGCCACCGACCTGCCCCGGGGTTCTCAAGCGCTGCTGACGCCCTACCGGGTCGGGTGGGGCATATGAGGGCCGGCCCGCTTCGCCATCGTTGCCAGTTGCAGGAAGAGAAGTCTACCCCAGAGCCAGGCGGCGGAAGGCGCAAGTCCTGGGTGGCGATCAAGCCCATCTGGGCAGAAATTCAGTTGCCCACAGGTCGGGTCGACCCAGTCGCCAACCAGATCCAGAACGTCGTGTCTGCTGAAATTCGGGTGCGCTTTTCGCGCATCTACAAGAACGGCATGCGGCTCGTGCATGTATCAGCTGGCGACACCTATCTGATCGAGGCTGTGCTGCCCAGCAACGAGAGGGACATGCTGCGGCTGCTCTGCTCCAACGTCATAAATCCTTGAGGAAACCATCATGAAAGTACGAGCGCTGGCCAGTCTCTCTGGCCCCATGGGCGAAAAGGCCATCGGCGACATCTTCGACGTTAAGGCGGAAGAGGGTCGCAGCCTGGTCGAGAACAGGCAGGCGGAAGAGGTCACCCCTGCCACCAAGACGGCCGATACGCCCAAGGCTGCAGCGGCGGCCAAGGGCGAGTGACGTGACCCGGCGATCGCGCCTGACGGGTGATATCAGGCTGCGCAAGGTGCTTCGCACCATCCACCAGACCGTCGACAACGAGGTCAGGGTGGCCATGCAGGGTGGGGCCGAGAAGATCCTGGCCAGCATGAAGCAGTTTGTGCCTAAGGATACCGGCGCCGGCGCAGCCGCTTTGACTGCCTATGTAGCCCCCAGCGGTCTGGATGCTCAGATTGGTCTACGTGGTAAGAAGGCGAATCGCCGATATTTCTACCTGCGTTTCCTGGAGTACGGCACCAAGGGCAATTTCAAGGGCCAGGAGAACGGTCGCCGGGCGGGAAGGGCCGCGAACAAAACCGACGGTGCCAACTGGTTTGGCAAATCGCCTGATATCCCTGCCATGCCCGCCCACCCTTGGCTCAGGCCGGCGATGGATGTGAACCGCGAGGTTGTTCTCGCCGATATCAGGGCGGCAGTCGCTCTTACGCTCGACAGGGCATCCAGAGGACAGTGATATGGCAGATCCAGCATGGGCCCTGCAGGTCGCCCTGCATGCTCGTCTTGAGGCGGGCCTGCCATGCCCGGTGCATGACGGCGTACCCGATAACTCCCCGTTTCCTTACGTGACTCTCGACAGTGCAGTCATTGATGCAGCGGATTTCTTGGCCAGCCGCAAGGATCAGCGCTTCCTGTATCTGTCGGTCTGGAGCCAGTACCAGGGCCAGAAGGAGGTGCACGAGATCATGGCCAAGATCGACGCCCTGCTTCACAACCAGCCGCTGGTGCTCACAACCGGCCATGTCATCGGCATGCAGGTCACGCGCAAGCAGACCAGCCGCGAGCCTGATGGCATGACCTATCAAGGTGCAGTGACGCTGCGCGTCCTCACCCAACATTGATTTACCCCTGAATCCGCCGCGTTGCGGCATATCACCTGTCCCAGGAGGACTACCCATGCCTGTTACTACCGCAGCCGGTACGAAGATTTTCATTGGCCCGCGCCTGACCGCAGATCTGCCCAAGGACGCGGCCGCTGCCCTGACCTTGTTGAGCGGCATTACCTACACCGAGATCGGCGAAGTCGAGAACATCGGCGATTACGGTGATGAGGTTGGTGACGTCACTTTCGCTTCTCTCGCCGCTTCCCGAACCCGGCACCTCAAAGGCCTGGCCGATGCCGGGTCTGTCGACCTGTCCATAGGCTTACTCGACGACGACGCGGGTCAGCTGGCGCTGCAGGCCGCTCAGAAAGACCGCAGCCGCTTCGATTACCCAGTGAAAGTTCTGTACGAAAGCGGTGTCGCTGATTACTTCGCTGCCAAGGTCATGTCGTCCCGCAAACAGGTCGGCGGCGCCGAGGATGTGCTCAAGCGCACCGTGACCATCGGCATCAACTCCGAAATCTACGAAGACCAGCCGGATCCGTAACGTCCGGCCGAGGCGCTGCTACTGGCCGCGCCTCTTTCGCTCAAACCCCATAATCCAAGGAACTCGCAATGTCCAAGACCAATCATGGCACCCTCGTCGTCGAAGCCGGCAGCGACAGCTTTACCCTCAAGCCCACCCTCCGGGCTGTTCGCGCTCTGGAGAACCGTTTCGGCGGCATTCTGCCCGCGATGCAGGCACTGGGCGCGGCCAACATCACTGCCACCGCATTCATCATCGCCGCCGGCGCCGGTATTGACACCAACAAGCGCAAAGAGCTCGAGGCGGTCGAGGAGGCTGTGTTCGAGGGCGGCGTGAACAAGGTCGGAACCCAGGTACTGCAGTTCGTGAAGGCACTGCTGAATCCAGGCGGCAAAACCGATGAAGAACTCGAAGAGTCGCAGGGAAACGAACCGAGCGACCTGACAACGGCAGCTACGTCGACGAGCTCTTCGGAATAGCAACCGGCTGGTTGGGTTGGTCACCGCACGACGCCTGGGACACCCCAGTGATCGAGATCATCCTGGCCTGGGAAGCGAAAGCTGACTTCCTGAAAAAAACCAATCCGTTCGGCCAGCCGGAGACGCAGCCCTCCAAGGCGGCCGTGGCAAAAGACCTTCGGCGCGGCCTGAGAGGGGCTGCTGCGTCTCGATCGGCGGCTAAAAGCTGACCCGCCCATGCGGGTTTTTATCGCCCGGGGGCAACATGGCAGATACTGACGTTCAAGGCATGCTGGTACGCATTGAGGCCACCACGGCGCAACTCCGCCAGGAGATCGCACGGGGTGAGTCGGCGGTTGCGTCAACTTCCAAGCGGATGGATTCAAGCCTTGCGCGTGTAGACGACGCATTTGATCGAGTAGGTGCCAGCGCCCAGAACGCCGGCGGACTGCTCAAGAGCGCCCTGGCAGCCGCTGTAGGGGCTGTTTCTGTAGGCTCGATCCTCAAGGTGGCCGACTCTTACTCACAGATGTCGGATCGTATCGGCCTGGCTACGAAGAGCTTCGGCGAGTACACCGCTGTCCAAGATCGCCTGCTGGCCACAGCGAACCGGACCTACCGGCCGCTGGAGGAAGCCCAGGAGCTATACATCCGCACAGCGGATAGCTTGCGCTCGATGGGGCTCAGCGCTGATGAATCCATGGACGTCATGGATAGCTTCAGCTACCTGCTGGTGACCAACTCGGCTTCTGTCGATAAAGCCAGCTCAGCCATCGATGCGTATTCCAAGGCGCTGCAGACCGGAAAGCTCGATGCGGACGGCTGGCAGTCCATTCTCGCGGCCATGCCGACGGTGGTGGACACCATTGCTGAGGCCACTGGCAAAAGCGCTGAAGAGATCCGAAGCCTTGGGGCACAGGGAAAGCTCAGCCTCGACATCCTCACTGAGGGCCTGCAGAAAAGCGCTGCTGCAAATGGCCTGCTGGCTGACAGCATGGGCGTTGCCGTCCGCGATGCCCTCACGGCGCTGAACAACGCTTTCACCGTCTACGTGGGCCAGCTGAATGAATCTACTGATCTCACTGGTGTGCTCGCGTCCGGGATATCGGTGCTGGCCGATAATTTCGGGACTATCGCCGAAATCGCAGGCGTTGCCGCTGCCGGTGCTTTGGCTGTGTATGCCCGCTCACTGGCTGCTTCTGCGGCAGGATCTGTTCTCGCAACGAAGGCGGCCATTGAAGATTCCATGGCGCGTCGTGCGCAGGCGGCCACTGTGCTGCTTGCTGCCCAGGCAGATCAGCGGAAGGCCCAAACCGCCGTTTTCTTAGCTGAGAAGGAGCTGGCGGCTTCCAAAACTCGCATCAGCGGCATGGCGGTTGAGAAGCAGCTGGCGCTGCAGCTCGCTGAGGCTCGGATGGTTGAGGCTCGCGCCACGGCAGCCGTGGGCGCTGCCCAAAGCGCAATCGTCGGCACTGGTCGTACATTGCTCGGCTTGCTGGGGGGGCCTGCTGGGATCGCGATGCTGGCGGTGGGTGCCGCGACCGCTTTCCTAACCCTGCGGGACAACACTGGATCTCTCGAGAAGAAGCTTGGCGATTTAGCCGATCCAATAGACAAGCTCGCTGAGCGTTTCAACAAGCTCAACAGGGCGACACAGTCCGTTACCCTCCGCGAGCTTCAGGCAACAATTGCAGACACCCAGGACAAGCTGGCTCAGATGTCTGGGGCGATGGCTGACAAGTTTGAGTCCGACCTCCGCAACATGGGCGCCGCGGGCGCTGACGGATTGATGGCCAGCCTGGTGAAGCTACCAGCCGAGGCTCAGCGTGCTCTGGACTTGGTGCGCAAAGCTTCAAAGGATCAGGCCGCAGGCATAACGGTTGACTGGAAGGCTGTGGCTGATCAGCTGCGGTTGATCCCAGGCGTTACGGAGCAGATGGCGCGGACCTTGGAGTCCAGCCAGCAGCCCGTGGCAGAACTGAGTGCGCTGCTGCAGAACCAGAAGCAAGCATTTTCCGAGCTGACTGGTGCTACCGATGACAACACCCGGGCGGAGCGTGAGAATGCGGCTGCCAAGGCATCGGCCGCCGGCGAGGGGCAGAAGTACCTTGAGCAGCTACAAAAGCAGCTGGCTACCTCCCAAGACAAGACGGCGCTTCAGGCTGCCAATCGATTCATCGCAGAAAATAAGCTGCTCACGGATGACATGGTTGCTGCAATCCGCTCTGCGGCTGCGGCAAAGGATGCGCAGAAAGCGGCTGATGAAGCGGCGACCAAGGCCACGAAAAGTGCCACGAGCGCAGTCAAGGAGGGAGCAACCGAGGCAAAGAATCAAGCTAAGGCTCTTTCTGATCTCAAGACCCAGGCTGGCTTGGCAATCGCCTCAGCCGAAGGCCTATCAGCTGCCTACCTTGCTGGAGCCGACCGGTCTCGCGAGTTCTCCCTGAAGCAGAAGGTCGAAGAGGCACTTCTACGCTCAGGTGCGGCTGCGCGCGGCGAGGTCACTGCTGCGATCTCAAAGCAGATGGCTGCTGAGGACAAACTGGCGGTCAGCAAGCAAGCGTACGACCTTCAGCAGGAGGCGAACGACCAGACAGCCTTGGCGAAGGCCACGCTCAAAGGTGCCGCCGCACTTGCTGAATACAACGTACACAAGGCAATGAAGGTTTCCCTGGGCGGGAAGGACATTGCTCAGTCGAGTGCAGAATATGAAGCGCTGATGGCGGCAACTCGCGCCCAGCTTGAAGCGGTCGAAGTGGCCAAGCAGGCTTCATCAGCGGGGTCGCTCATGGACCGCCTGTACCCCGAGCAAAAGCTGCTCAGGGACTATGTCGAAGACCAAAAGGCGCTCAACGCAGCCATTGCGCTGTACCCCGAGAATGCTGCTGCCTACCAGGAAGCCCTGGCCAAGCTCGGCAACGAGTATGAGGTCAACCGCAGCAAATCCACGGTCTGGGGGCAGATGACCGAGGGTGCGATTGATAGAGTAGACCAAGCGTTTGCCAATGCCTGGTCCAACATCGGCAGTGGAGCCAGTTCGCTCTGGGATGACCTGGTGAAAGGCTTCAAGCAAACCCTCGGCGAAATCGTCCACATGCTGACCACCAAGCCGCTTTTGGCTTCGATCAGCAACTGGTTGACTGGCACCGACAATGGCCAAGGCCTTTCCTCGGTATGGGGCAAGCTGCTCGGTAATGGGTCAAGCGGGGGCGGCACTGGGCAGCTCAGTTCCTTGGCGAGCACAGGGAACATGCTCTACAAGGTGTACAGCGCTATCACTGGCGTGGGCTCAAGCGTGGCCTCCGGGTGGGCGTCTGGAGGGCTGAGCGGCGCCATCAATGGCGGCTACAGCTACTACGCCAACCTGTTCAGCGGGCTGACCAGCAGTCTTTCTAGCGGATTTGGCAGTGTTGTGAGCTCGATCTTGGGATCGACCAGCTCGCAAATCGCGGCCAATGCAGCCACCTCGGCGGCGCTTCAGGGTGCGGTTGCCCAGGGCGCAGCCACCGTCGGCAACAGCATTGGGATTGGGGGAGCGGCCTATGCCGGCACCGCTGCAGCAGGTGGAGCGGCCGCAGGGGTGAGTACTGGGCTCATGGGGCAATTGGCGGCTATGGCTTCCAACCCTGTTGGGTGGGTGTTGGCTGCCATCACTGGCGCCTATCAGAGCGGCAAGCTCTACGATCAAGGCGTGAGGTTCAAGACCAGTGAGGTCACAAATCTCGACCTGGTGAAATACGATCCCCTGGCCAAGACAATGCTGGCCAGCCTGGGCTTGACTGACAAGATCGCCTCCAAATTGGTAGGCGGCAATATGGCCGCAATGCTTACCGGCTCCACGCTGGCCTCGGCAGTTCTGGGGAAAGTCAGCTCAGCGCTGTTTGGTGGCAAGTGGCAAACCAAGGACGGCGGTTTCGAACTAGGCGTGAGCGATGGCGACTTCCAGGGCTGGGAATACATCTACCAGAAGAAAAAGGGCGGCCTGTTCAGCTCGAGCAAAAAGCGGACGCAGTATTCGGCGCTCAACCCTGAGTTCAAGGCAGCATTGCAGCAGACCTACAGCGAGACCCAGGATAGTGTCGTTGATTTGCTAGCGCGCATCGGCGTTTCAGTGGGTGAGGGTGCTTTTTCTGGCCTGACCATCGCTCGCAAGCAGATTTCGACCAAGGGCCAAACCCAAGAGCAGATCCAGGCGGCAATCAATGATCTGTTCAGTGGCTTCGCTGACCAGATGGTCGCCTACCTCGATCAAGGTTCAGGTGGTTTTGGCTACAGCTTTGCTGAGCTGGGTCAGCGGATTGCCACGTTCGAGAGCTTCAACAAGTCGCTCGAGCTCATTGACGTTGCAATGCTCAAGCTTTCACCGCACTCCATGGAGCTGGCCAACGCCATGGTCACCGCGGCTGGTGGCATTGAGGCCTACACGGAAAGCCTCAATGGATACTTTGGGGCTTTCTTCAGTGAGTCCGAGCGGGCCGACAAAACGCTGGCTGCTCTGCGACAGCAGTTCAAGGACATGAACGTCACGCTGCCGGAAACGCGGGAAGCCTATCGCAAAATGGTCGAGGCGTTAGACCTCACCACCGAAGCCGGGCAGGGCATATACCTGACTTTAATCGGGGCGGCAGGCTCGGCAGCGCAGGCTTACGACATTCTCGAGAAAAAGGCGGCCCAGGCCGCTCAGGCTGCACAGGAAGCCGCAGATGCGGCTGCTGCTGCGACAGCGAAAGCAGCGCAGGAGGCAGCTGACGCAGCTGCCAAGGTAGCCGAGGCTCTACAGGATGGCGTTAATTCAGCGTTCGGCTCTGTCCAGCGAGCAGTAAATGCTCAGAAGTCTGCGCTCACCCAGGCATACGATGCGCAAGTTGCTTCGCTGAACGACATGTCACAGACGGCACGCAAAAACGTCAGCGACCTCACCGCTGTCAGCTCAAGCTTGGGTAATGCGCTGAAATTACTGCGCGGTGATTCTGATGATGCAGTGAAGGTGCTGCGGGCGCAGGCTTTGGCCACGCTTGGCAGCGCTCTGGCCACGGTGAGGGCGGGTAAGTCTCTAGCTGGTATGAGCGGCCTAGATGATGCGCTGAGTGTCGTCAGCCGCAATACCACAGACGCTTACGCATCCCTCGAAGCGTACAACCGCGACCAAGGGCGCACAGCGAACATCGTCAGCCAGCTGGAAGCTGCGAATGGTAAGCAGCTGAGCGCGGCGGAGAAGTCCGTTCAGAGCTTGCAGACCCGGATCGATCAGGCCAAGAAGTCCTATGACCTGCAGATCGCTCAGTACGATGCACAGCTCAGCCTGGCGCAGGCTCAAATTGATGCGTTGAACGGCGTGGACAACTCGGTGGTCTCGGTCGCCTCTGCTGTCGACAGGCTCAGCCATGCGATCACTGCTGCTCTTGCGGTGAAAGCGGCTGGAGCCGCACAGCAGAACACCTCCGACAACAACGTAGCTTTGCTGCGTGCCGTTTATCAAACGGTGCTTGGTCGCGACCTGGATGCATCTGGGCAAGCTGCCTGGACTGGTGCCCTCGCCAATGGATCGGTCACCTACGCCAATCTCATGGATACGATTGCCAAGGCCGGCGCGGCGAACGGCGAGACCATACGCGTGCCGGGTTACGCGAGCGGCGGCAGCTTTGGTGGGGGCCTGCGCTTGGTGGGGGAGCGGGGCCCCGAGCTTGAAGTCACAGGTCCAAGCCGGATTTACAGCGCCGATCAAACGGCCGCAATGCTTGCTGGTGGCCAGGGTGGTGTTACTGCTACGGAGGTGCGCGAGCTAAGCGCTGAACTTAAAGCTGCGCTATTCGCCATTGCCAAAAATACCCAGAAAGCAGCCAAGAACACTGATCTTCTGCCACAGAAACTGGAACAGGAGCTGTACCCGTGAGGATCATTGAGCCCGTTGACATTACCCCTAGCATGGCGGTGATGGAGGCGTTTCTTGTTGAGCCCAATGCTGAGCCACTGGTGGTTCAGGTTGGGCAGGCTTTCCAGGTTGCGTCGATGCTGACCAACGTGCCAGAGGTGGACAACCCCTTATGGGTATCGACCACTTCCTACGCGGTCGGCGATGCAGTGATGCTCGGTCATCGAAACTATGAAGCACTGGTGGCCAACAGCAACAAAAGCCCCGCCGGCAAGCCTACAGATCCGCCTACCTGGTTGGATCTGGGCCCAACAAACCGATGGAGGATGTTTGACGACAAGATCGGTACGGTCACCACCAACCCTGAAAGCATTTCGCTGACCATCGCCCCTGGTCGGGCGGTTGATTCGTTGGCCTTCTTCGGACTGGATGCCGCATCGATCTACGTCCGAGTGGTCGACCCCTATCAGGGCATCGTGTACGAGTCGAATGTCTCACCGGTTTCCACCGATGGAATAAACGACTGGTACGACTACTTCTTTTCGCCGGTGGAGGTGAACGAGGACTTTGTGCTTCTGGATGTTCCTGTAGGCAGCTATGGCTCGATCGACATCACTGTGGCGAAGCCATCGGGCATCGCTCGAGTTGGTGCTCTCAACCTGGGTAAGGCCGCGGTTCTTGGCGAAGCGCTCTATGGAACCTCGGTCGGGATCACGGACTACAGCCGCAAGGAGCGGGATGATTTCGGCAACACAGTCATCGTTGAGCGCGACTACTCCAAGCGTGCGGAATTTGACGTGATGGTACCCACCGTCATGGTCTCGCAAGTGCAGCGCTTGCTCAGCAAGTATCGGGCTAAACCTCTCGTATGGATCGGAGAGGCAAGCTACCAGTCGACGATCCTGTACGGCTACTACAAGGAATTCAACTTGGTCATCAGCGGCCCGACAGCGTCGGACTGCTCAATTTCTGTCGAAGGACTCATCTGATGGCGACACCAACTATCACGCCCTTGCCGGAAGCCCCCAGTCGGCAGAACTCGGCCGGCACGTTTGCTACGCTCGCCGATAACTTCATGTCTGCTCTGCCGCAGTTTGCGGACCAGATGAACCAGTCCATTGATTACATCGGCGACCAAGCCGAGGCGGCAGCCGAAAGCGCCCAGCTTGCCAGCAAGAACGGCGCAACCCAGGTCGACCTCGCTGGCCAGCGGGCCCTCTCTGCAGCGCAGAGCGCCCAATCCGCTGGCCAGCAGGCCGCGGCTGCCAAATCTCAGGCTGACGCTGCCAAAGGCTATCGGGATACAGCCCAGTCAGCGGCGGCAGCAGCGCAGGGGGCGGCTGGACTTCCTGCACTTACTGGCAAGGGTGGGCTCCCACTCGTGGTAAAGCCTGATGGCTCTGGCGTGGAATACAGCGGCAGTCTCAGGCGCTATGATCTGGATGTGGCCACGACGACAGCTGTGCTCGACCTCAATGTCAGCCAAGTCTTCAAAATCAACGCCACACAGCAACGAATCCTTACGTTTGCCAATGTGCCTGCTGCAAACCGCGCAATGTCGGTGGTGCTACACATCACAGGCAAATCGAACGTCACTTGGCCGATTGGGATTCTCTGGAACAACAGCCAGGTCCCCGTGCTGGGTAATGCTTGGACAACCGTAATCCTAATCTGGATAGGCGATGGCTGGGTTGGATCCGTAGGGGCTCGCGCATGATCGAGGCAGCATTGATGGGAGGTGCACTTCCTGGCCCATGGTCTGCGTGGGAGTTCATCGGATCGACCAGCCTGCTTGCAAGCGGGTCGGCCACTGTAGAGGCAAAATTTCCGGCTGGTGCCGAGCCAGGAGACCTCGTGGTAGCGATCGTGTCCCCACTCAACGAAAACATCCAGACCACGATGTCGGCAAAAGGCTGGCAACACTGGGTCGGTGGTATTCAGGATTATGTCTGCACTGCACGCTTTGTCGAGGGTCTTTCACCACCGGCATATGCCCGAGCGGGATCGAACTCGATCTTCGTTTCCGTTCTAGTTTTCAGGTCGCAGGGTTGGTCTTCCGTGAAGCTTGAGGCACATCTTGCCCCTGCAAGCCCGGTCAACGTAACCACTCAGCTTCAGAATGTTCTGCTGCTGGCTATCGGTACCACCCCGAGGACTACGCGCGGTTGGGCTGTGGCGATGACTGGTGCTGAGCCCACGGTCAGAGTCGAGCGAACACTTGCGCCTGCACTCCAGGCCTATTCGGCCAACATCGATTTCCCGCACGAGATCAGTGGAATTGTTGTAGATGCCCTTTCTGGAGCCGAAAGGAACCTGATTCTAACCGTCTCCTGACCCATCAAAATTCAAGCGAACCGGCACACGCCGGTTTTTTTTCGCCCGGAGAAAAGTCTATGGCTTACAACAGTGCCCACACCGGGCCAGAAATTGATGCAGCGGTGCAGTTGCTCGGGCAGATCCAAGAAGCGCGAGACTCTACCAGCCAGGACCTGAGCAAGGTCAAGGACCTGGCCTCCCAGGTTAAGGTCGATGCTGCCCAAGTTGCGGGTCAGACAGAAGCCGTGATCAGCAAGGGCTCGCAGGTTTCTCAGGATGCGGCCGTGGTCGAGCAAGCTCGCCAGGAGGTTGTAGGCGCCGCCGCGACCGCCAATGAGGCAATGGACGCGGCTTCCCTATCTGCCGCATCCGCGCTGGAAAGCCAGAATGCGGCGAGCATCAGCGAGCAGGCGGCTGCCAGCAGCCAATTGGCAGCGGGACTTTCAGAGCAGGTTTCGGCCGAAAGCGCTTCGGAAGCAAAAGCTGCGGCTGACCGGGTTGCGGATGACCGGAAATCCGCTGCAGAAAGCGCGGCCAGTGCAGCTGCGAGCGCGCAGAACGCCGAGGCAGTTGTCACGGGCGGCACTGCTTCTGTGAACCCCGGCCCTGGTCTTATTCCATTAGCGGATGCTCAGGGCAAGATTGACGAGGAATGGCTGCCGCCAACTGTTGCCAGTACCGAAAGCGTGCAGTCCACTCTAGAGGTCGCAGAAAGAGCTTCGGATGCGGCTGCTGAGGCCCAGGCCCGAGCTGCTAGCTTTCTGCTGCCATCGCCAGAGGCCCCTGTTGTTCGGGATGATGGTGCACCGCTGCAAATTGGGGATCGTTATTTCAACTCTGTGGAGCAGGCCGAATTCATTTACAAGACTTCTGGCTGGGAATCCAATGAAAGCATAGAGGCTGTACGGGAGATCCAGGACGACATTTCACAGGTTTCTGGCGCCTCCAAGATCCCGAGAGCTCGACTCGACGGTAAATTATCAGTTGACTGGTTTCCTACTGAGATAACCGCTCTGGCATTGCGGTTGGCCGGCGTGTACACACCGCAGATGTTTGGCGTTACCAACGATGGTGTTACCGACTTCACAAACCAGATTAGAAACTTGCACGAATCAGCTAACAGTGCTGGCAACGTTAGGGTTGATTATCATGGTATATCAACTCTCTATATCGACGCTGGCGCATTCATCACCGTAAATACAGACACCGATTGGGCAGGGTGCGTTTTCAAGGCAGTGAACGGCTTTGACGATAACCCAGACTTCCGGACCAGCACCACCTTCTTTGCGGATGACCCTAGCGTAATACCTCAGGCTCTCAATATCGACCCAGCAGAACTTTTCAAAGGTGCCACAAGAATTACTGTTCCCGAAGATGTCGGCAATGGGTTTCTTCTCATAGAGTCAAATAAACCTGTAGGTAACAGAACTAGTGATCCGGCTAAGAACCTTTTCTTTGAACAGTCATTTAGCATCGAGCGTGGAGGTATACTCAACAAACCGCTGGGAACCGATCTTACCGCGTCGGAAGTGACCGTGACCTTCAGGCGAAATCCTAAGAACTGGATTGAGCTCAAAGGCATAGCTGCAGACGAAAACACTTATAATAATCAGTGTCTTGTAAAAGTGAGGAGGAATCTTGTCCGCCAAATTGGTTACGTTGTCCAGCCGAATGGAAGGAACACCCAGCAAAGGAATGTTAATTACTTATTTCAGGTAACAAACTGCGCTAATGTTGTATGTCAAGATTGGCAGGTATCGGCGCAGACCTCAGATGGCTCCACCACTTCAACCTACGGTATTACTGCAGATCGTGTTGCAGAGCTAACCTATCTACGACTTACAGGTAAGGGGAGGAACACCTGGGGAGTTACCCTCACTGATCATGTGAACGGTTGGTATATCATCGACTGTCATATGAACAGGTTTGATGTGCACAAAGGCATGCACAACACCTACGTGCGGGGTGGGTCTCTCTACGACTATGGTGTGCGCTACGGGTGGGGAACGGGGTCTCTTGTTGTTGACGGCGTGACTGTTTACGGAAACGCGCCAGTTGTTGCTGCAAGGACAGATTACGATGGTGGGTGGGACGGAGATATTAGCATCGTCGATCCAATACAGAAATACGGAAAACTTGCTGCGGGCCCATCGGGCGTTGCAGAGGTAAATGGAATATTCGCATGCAATGCTATAGGTGGCCGGGTTCCTGTGAAGATGTGCGAATCGCTGGAGATATTAAATCCAACATTCGACTACGAAGGAGCACCGGGAATCCTACTGGTCAGACCGATTGTAGCGGATGTCGCACAAGGAAACACTGGTGTACAGCTTCCAAACCGGATTGTAGTTGATAACGTCAAATGCAACAAAGGGAAGGTTGCGTTCTCGTTCGGTTTCCCGATGGAAAAATTTACCGCACCTAGTGGCGGTAAGTGCATGATAGATATCAGCGGTATCAAAGGTCGACCCTTCCCTGCCTCAACAACTTTGCACCGAACGGCGCCAGTGAGCTCGTATGTTAGTCCGCCAGGAACGTTCGAGTTCAATCTTAGCCGTATTACTGGCCTCATGACCTATTTTGGAGGTCCTGGTGCTAAAATCAACATCGATCAATCCGAGGTGTCTGGAATAAAAAGCTTTGTGGGTACTGGACCAGCTCAGAGCATCACCATAACCGACTCCGATATGCTGGAGACCCAAGCATCTTTGGGTGGGTCTGTTGTTGGAGAGCTTGCTGATGCTTCTTCAGACGTTGTGATTAGCAGGATGACTGTTAAGTCACAGGCAAATCTATCCTTTGCAGATGCATTGCAAGGTGTTTTGATAAAAAATGGCGTCACTTGCACGTTGCCTGCAAACGTAACTCCCGCCCTTGCTTACGCAGGGTACAAGTCATCATCTGTCTATCAATGAGGCTCGCCCGCCAATACGGCGGGCGAAAAATCAACCGATAAATTCTAAATAGTATTCCGATGGCTCAGGTTTTTTTATGCTCTGCCATAGCTTATCTATCAAAAGCTTTTCTGCTTCATTAAGCTGGGGTAGGCGCTTTCTATGTAGTCCGAATAGGTGGAAGTCCCCAGCTAACAGAGAATTCAGATAGCGTTGCACGATTTTCCTGTCTTGAGGCCAAACGGTATATAGGGTTTCGCAGATCCTTGGGGCCTCCGAATAATTCTCGGACACTATTTCTTTTTTCATCAAAAACGCAAAGTAAAGGAAGAACTCGCTCGCTCTTTCCAGGGCGGGGGACTCGAACATATTTGCATGTCCCGCCGTCCTTGGATCAGATTTTATCTCGTCCAGCATCAATCCCACCAGTTTAGGTCTCATGGCGTAGGGCGTCACTGTAGGCATTGAAGAATTCTGGTAATTAGTTACGGCAAAAAAACTCAGTGATTTCTTCAGCCATGGCTGCTGACCTTGAGGAGGGTCTATGAAATATGTTTTGGCTCGCTTGCCGTCGAAGAAGTCTGATTTACTTGTTGGCTTCACAAAGTGATTCTTAGAGTCAAGAACAATGACCCAGTCTGCATCTGAGTCTTGGACCGAATAGAGCTTCAGATACTGCTGGTCTTTCCACCCGTCATCACCAAGCGATATGTATTTCGATGCTCCTATTAACTCGATCTTGTTTGCAAGTTTCTCAGAAACGTTTTTTTTAAAAAATCTTGAAAGCCTTTCAATTAAATTTATCTCGTCTTTGTCGTTAACGACGATTCGATATTTTGATATACTGTCATGCTCAAACATCTGGTCTGCCGACAGAGCTTGGAGCTCCATGAGGCGAATGTCGCCACCAAACGTGACTGTATGAATCTCAATAGACATGATTTCTCCTAGTTAGAGCAGGTCGGATCATTTTTTATCTTTGCTATGACAGACTCTAGTAGGCTGTTCAGCGCGTCTTCATTTCCAAATTCGGCGGCCTGTATCTGGAGTTCCTGATGTTTGAAGTTATTGCCGCCAAATGTTACTGAAATCCTGTCGTCTTCAACATCAGGATTTCCAAGTATTACGATGGTTTTGAAATCGCTTAGCTTTGCTTTCTCTAATTCGCTTTCATTGATAGAAAGTTTCATGATTGCCTCTTCATGGCTGATTTCTCGATCAGCCTTGATACAGAAATCTATTGGAAAAATCCAGTTTCATCTGACCTCAGTTGCCTTCGACAGCCCGAGGCTCAGAGGATTCATTGCCACGACTGATACCTTCCTGAGCCCTTAAAGCGCGGGCTTTTTTTCGTCTGGAGAAAAGCATGGCTAGACTCACCGAACCCCAGGCCGGAGGTGCAAACGTGCTCCGGTTTCTGGATCTGATCGCCTTTTCGGAAGGCACATCAACCGTCAAAGGAAGTGATGACGGCTACAACGTGCTGTATGGCAGGGGCCTGTTTCAGGGTTATGCCGACCATCCACGGCGCAAGCTTACGTTCCCCATCAACGGCAAGAATGTCACCAGCACCGCTGCCGGACGTTACCAGCTGCTCGAACGTTACTGGGATGCGTACCGGGCCAGCCTGCGCCTGAACGGGGGGTTCACCCCTGAGAACCAGGATCGCATAGCCCTGCAGCAGATCCGGGAGCGGCGCGAGCTGGATGACATCAAAGCTGGACGCATCAAGCAAGCAATCGCCAAGTGTTCGAACATCTGGGCGAGCTTCCCTGGCAACAACTATGAGCAGAATCCGCACCGCATGGACAAGCTGCTAGGGCGGTGGGTTGAGATGGGCGGGGCCTTGGCATGAGCCCCTGGATAGGTTTAGCAGCTGGCTTGTTCCTGGTGGCCACTCACTGGAGCGCGAACGAACACGGCCGAAGCGTCGAGCAGGCCCAGGCCAGCCAAGCATCGGCCCAGCGTGACAGTGGCGACCGCCTTGCCTAGGTGCTTGGTTAACGTGGTGCCCGTGAGCAGGAATATCAACGCGCTCAGGCGCAGGAGGAGCCGAGAGCCCATGGTCATGAGGAAAGATCGTTTGCGAGTGCTGGCGCTGCTGGTGCCGATGCTGCTGGCCAGCGGCTGCGCAACGAAGGCGCCAAGCTCGCCGCCGCCGTCAGTTGCCCCGGCACGGATACCGCCGCTGTCGCCCGAGGCAAGGCAGCCACCCGCGCCGCCATGGTGCTCTCCGGCCTGCTCGCACGGGCTGATGCTCGAGTGGGAGAGCTGGCGAAGGTTGCACTATTAGGTTTGTATTTGTGTATTTGTCGTGCGGCTCTATCAAGCTCTTGGCTCGTGTTGCTTCCGGCCTGACCATTCGAAAGCATTTAAAGCCGCGTGAAGAGTTTTTTGTAGAAGAAGCATTGATTCTGAGGACACATCAACTTCTCCATAATGACCATCTGCCATGGTGCATCCATATCTTGTGCCTACAAGCATATCAAGCACCAATGTTTTAGCCTCTGGGGCATAGAAGTATTTGTTGGGTTTATAATCTATCGGCAAAAAGCCTTTGCCCTTTTTGTAAGCGCCTAGTCCTCTGGATCTATCCTCCATATGCTGAACCGTATTTCTAACTTCTCTTAGATCTGGAAAGTCTTTTTGGAAATTCCTATGGGCCTCAATGATCGCATCCGGAATATCCGGTTGCTTTGATAGCACTCTTAAAAATCTGTCAAAGCCGTCCAGTGCATGTAGGAATGATTTTGCAAATATGAATATGTGTTTATTTTTTAGTTGGTTTGGTATTGCTGACTTCCATTTGTGGCGATTGAATCGTGCTGAAACTTCGTAGTCTATTGAGTCTCTGTGAGCTAGATAAGACTCGTGATCTCTGGGGTTTGCTTGGCCCATTTCTCTCTCTACGTCTTTCCCCAATGACATCTTAAGGTCAAAGTCTTCTTTATGACTTTGGTCATGTTGCTGGGCTTCTGACCTTGCAAGTTCGTGATTGAATATATTCAAAGATGCATTTGCCTCAAAGAAGCAACCTTTCATATTATAAATTATTTTTTCGATCTCTCTTCCTCTTTCTCTATTGTATCCATTTATAGTTTCTCCGGGGGTAATCACCTCAAATATAATCACTTTCCTCAAGTCCTCTTGTGCATTACTGGTTTTTATACTAATTAGAACTTTAACGACTAGATCGCATAGATTGATTTTCTTCAATCTGTACACACTATAGTTGGAATTTTAGTGTCTATGGCGAGAATTTTCGGCCGTCGATTAGCTGCTACAGCAGATCCTATCTAGAACCCGCTATGTGCGGACCTTTTCGCTTGGAGAAACTCATGACCGCACGCGGTATACGCAATCACCACCCCGGCAACATCGACTACCACCACCGCAACGCCCGGGTCGGCCAGCTGGCCCTGGGTGTAGGTTTGGCCAAGCCGCGCTTCGCCCACTTCGACCAGCCAGAGAACGGCATCTGCGCCCTGGGCAAGCTGCTGCTCAACTACCGGGGCAAGGATGGGATGCCCGGTGTTGGCGGGCCTGGTATCGACACCCCGCTGGAGTTCATCAACCGCTGGGCGCCGGCGAGTGAGAACGACACCAATGCCTACGCGCAGGCCATTGCCAAGCGCCTGGGCGTCGGCGTGCGTGAATCCATCGACATTTCTAGGCCGCAGATCCTGCGCGAGCTGGTGGTCGGCATCATCGTGCATGAGAACGGCGGTAACCCGTATCCGTCCGCGCTGATCGACGAGGGAATCAGGCGGGCCCTGGCATGAGCCCCTGGGTTGGCTTAGCGGCTGCCGTGGTCCTGGTGGCCAGCCACTGGAGCGCCTATGAGCACGGCCGGAGTGTCGAGCAGGCGCAGGCCGGCCAAGCCTCGGCCCAACGCGATAGCGGCGACCGCCTTGCCGAGGTGCTCGGTGAGCGTGGCGCCCGTCAGCAGGAACATCAACGCGCTAAGGCGCAGGAGGAGGCGAGAGCCCATGCATATGAACAACACCAGGCGGCTGATGCTGACGCTGCTGGCGCCGATGCTGCTGGCCAGCGGCTGCGCGACGAAGGCGCCAAGCTCGCTGCCGCCGTCAGTTGCCCCGGCACGGATACCGCCCTTGTCGCCCGAGGCCAGGCAGCCACCCGCGCCGCCATGGTGCTCTCCGACCTGCTCGCACGGGCTGATGCTCGAGCGGGAGAGCTGGCGAAGGCTTATGACCAATCCCGAATAGCGGGGGAGCAGTGCGAGCGAGAATACGACGGTATGCGGTCCGTGAGTCATCTGCGGTAGCAGGTTACGCCAGTTGATTTGCGATCAATGGAATGTTGTAGAATCACTTCGCTATCAAAATCAACTAGCATGGAGTAGCAGGGATTGGCACACGTACACTTTCAGAAAAATGGGATTTCGCGTGAGGTGAAAGCTGGGTTCTCATGGACGGTATTCTTCTTTGGGGCTTTTCCCTTTGCTTTCAGAGGGCAGTGGGGTTGGTTCTTCCTGACGATACTGTTGTGCGTTTGCACGTGGGGTCTTGCCGGATTTGTGATAGCTTTTTTTGCTAACAAGATCACTGCCCGTTGGCTTGCAGAGAATGGCTGGAAGGTTACGGCGGGCAACCCGCCTCCGAGCTGGGGCTTCCAATCTTCCGCATTGCTGAATTGACCTCTCTAGGTATTTAGACTGAGATGCATGCCAGGCCGGCCGAGCGCTGGCAGCGCATTAGCTATGAGAAAGAGCTGGCGGCTTCTGCCGGGGCATGCCGCTCGGCTCGGCTCAAGTAGAACAGGTTGATTCTCAAATCTGCTTTATTAAAAATGGCGTGAACGCCCACATCTGAAACCAGGCAGTCAACCGCACTGCCATAGTGTTCATTGCCCTGCTCACAGAGCCTGACGCTCGAGCGGGGGCCTGGTGGAAGCTATGACCACACCCTTAGAACAGTTGTACTGTGCGCGGCGTCCTATAATGCTCTGACCTAATAGGGGAGCCCCTGATGGACAAGGATGAATTTGCCGATGCTGTGGAGGCAGGCGAACCGCTGATCGCGCAGTCGATGGAGGCTCTCAAGCGATATTGGGAAGCCAGGGATTATGGTGCGCCAGCCGAGGAAGTAGAGCGGCTGCGGCTCCATTCCGAGTCTTTGGCCCAGGCGGTTTCTGATTACCAGCTTCGCACCGTCTCTAAGCTGATGGGCAACAAACTACCCCCTACACACTAACGCATCCCGCTTATCGGCAGTTGCTCGGCCCATTGCATGCCAATACCATACTGTTCATTCATACAGTATGGAGGCCCCGCCAATGAGCACCGCCCTTGACTTCGAAATCGACGACATGCCCCAGCTCAGCCTGGACGATATGATGCAGGTGCGTGCGCCCTGGACCTACCTGGTCAAGATCGAGGGCGAGAGCATGCAGGGTATCGGGATGTACTCCGGTGACCTGCTGGTCGTTGATCGAAGCGTCGAGGCCACGCACGGCGACATCGTGATTGCGGCGGTGAACGGCGAACCGGTCTGCAAGCGCATGTGCTGTGAGCATGGTGTGCTGGTTCTTCGGTCGGAGAACCCAAAGTACCCGTCGCGGTACATCATGGAGGGCGACACGTTCGAGGTGTGGGGTGTGGTCCGGTTCAGCATCCGGGATCACGACCTTGTAGCAGGGTAGGGGTGGGATTCGGCAGAACGCAGGAGGAGGATGGCCACGCTGTCTAATACTACCTTGATGCATCACGCTTTTACTGGGCGAAAACCGCTGAAATTGTGAAAAGGATATTAGACAGCCATGCCTTGAGGGCCGCAGGTTATGCGGCTTTCGACGCGCGTGTTCCGCTACTGCTGCAGTACTGGGCTATCTATTCTGTTCGGCCTGTTGAGAGACCGTTGGGCCTGGCACGGCCAATGAGCAGAATCTATTTGCCACTGCATCCGGATCACTGCTTAGAAGTACCGTTTTAGATTCCATGGCGATTAACGCCCAGGTGAACCCGTTATAAGCACCGTAGGAGTTCTTGCCGTTAACTTCGATGCAGACCGTATCTTTAGATTTATCCCGCCCGTCGCCCCGAGGGTCAGTGGAGGCATAGAACGCATCTCTGAACTTGGCCGAGTCAGGGTCTTTAAGATGTCGAGCGACCATGGCTTGTGCCAATTGAACGGCATCCGATGGGATTTCGTAACGATTAATCGGTACCGGCGGTGGGAGTTTGGATTGGCTTGAAGGTGGTGTCGAGCATCCAGTCAGAGCGACAGCAATTACAGTAAATAGAAAATACTTCATCGGAACGGTCCATGAAATTGGTAGCCTTATGATGCCATGCCTTGCTGTCTGCGCGCTAAGGTTGAGCCAACCGTTGATGACTATCGGAGCCTTTTTTGCACCAAAATCGGTCCAAAATCGAAGCCGCCCCCCTTTGTGATATGCGGTTTGTAACCGTGCCCTAACGGGTTGCTTTCGGAAATGCTTCAATTCACCGCGCCTGGTCTTGGAGCCCGTTGGGTGTCCAGCGGATAGTGCTTGCGAACACAGAAGCTTGCTTTCCCAATCACCTTAGCATTGCGAATTGCTAACCGCTATGAATCCAATGCAAACACTTGATACCGGATCGGCTTAGCTATCTTTTGGCGCTACAGAGATGCATATGCCGGCATTTTCTAGTGCCGAGATTATAAACGGAGACTTTTGCTCCAAGTACTCAGCCATCCGGCCAGTGTTGCTAGACTCGAGTCGAAGCTTCAGTGCTGCATACGCATGGCGCATCAAGGCGTCGCACTTGAGTAAATCTCTGAACCTGAGCATCTGAGTAATCGCTTGGTGATCATGGGTGCAAACGTCGAGTTTGTGCGTGCGAATTCCAGCAACGTTACGTCGATAGAAATGATGATCCGTCGTTAGATCATTTCCTCGTACATATCCCAAACTCATCAACACCTTGTCCCGCGCCGGAGTGTTTCTGTGGTCGCGGACCTCAATGAGCACATCGATTTCAGGCTTCGCCACAAGACCCGGGACGGATGTGCTTCCAACGTGGTGTATGTGAATCAGTTCATCGCCAAAGGCACAAGCGATGAGCGGCTTATCCGACTGAAAACGGGCGGGCCAGGTAGGATCCTAGCAAGTGATTTCGCTGGTCAGAGCCACTGCCACTCCTTGGCATAAGGTTATATCAAAGAAAGTATTCTATACTAATTAGCTAAGCTTATTATAATGGTGGCGGACAGCCATTACTTATGGTAGTCTCTTGCCGCGGCATAGTAAAATTTTTTAAGAAAGGGAAATCATATGTGGGTTGATAAGGTACAAGTTGGTATTGATCTCGCTACCAGCGTAACTATTTTGATAGCTGCGGGAACATTCTGGGCGAACGCTCGAAAAGAAAGAAAAATTGGAGTTGCTGACAGTGCACGCTCCACAATCATCGATAATATTAACGCATCGATTACGAGTATGGCTAACTCGTTTAACTCTTTTGTGAGGTTAAGTACTGCAATTGAGAGGAAGATCGATATACCATTCAAGCGGGGAGAGGACAGCTTTCTAAAGTATATAGGGGAGGATAAGCTCTCTGCTGAGGAAGTTGCCAAGCTTTTTTCTGAAAGCCTCACTGCCATGGGAGAATTCTATGAAAAAGGCGAAATGCTGAAATACACAATATTTCCATCACTTTATTCCATTGGCGATGAAGCTGAGGCTGTAGATATCATCAGAAAAGAAATTGACGATGTGTTGCATTCTTACAATATATCCAACTCGGTCTACTTGTCGTATTTTGCGTCTATTCTCGCACTTCGGTCTAAGATGGAGTCTATTAAGTCTCGGAGTGAAGCCTATTCAAGTTCCAATGTATCTGGCGAGATAAGCAGGGTTATAGATGATGCCGATCACTTTGTTTTTGTGAGGGGCTTTCTTAGGGCTGAACATGAAAAGGATTTTGAGTCTGGTCTTGCTAAGAATGCTGGTGAGATGTCTGAAGATGAAGTCAATGCTCGCATGATTGCGGCCAATATCGTTCTAGGTCTGATGGATGAAAAGCCAGAAGTAATATTGGCGCACGCTTTCAAGATGCTCAGCACCAAAATTCAAGAAAATCGAATTCAGTGCAAAGAATTTCTCGTTACCTTAAGTGCCGTATCTAGCAAGATGCAGCAGAGATCTAGTGATTTTTCTATTAAAAAAGCTTACGCCGATCTGAGCTCTGAGAGATACTTCGACACTAAAGGTACTATTAGGTAAGACGCAAAGCGGAATTCGTCAAATGGCCGGTTAACAAGTTCGAAGACCTTAGGAAGCAGTACCTTTGAGATTCTTTGCAGATTGAAGCCTGTGGTCGTGCCGTTTCGTCCTCGCTGCGGGATCGATTTCGCTGCTCCCGCCGCATGCATTGAGCGTGTATCACAGCCTCGATACACGCTGGGATGCGGACCTCGGGACTCAATTATGTCTGAACGGCATAACGCATCGGTGGTAGTTGCCGGACCATTCCCGTACCAATCTTTGCGTCTTCAAGGGTCGGTAAAGGGGGGTTCGCTTCGTGAAAACAACACACCCCACCCGCCAAACCTCAGCGTATAGCGCATGTGATAGTAGCAATGTAGAACCGTCCAGGTCCCTGGAACCGGTGAACCCAAGTCGTCAAGCACGAGTTCCGAGGTTGGAGCCAGCGCTGGTGATGCAGCACTGAAAGGAGGGTGGCACCGGCCTCAAGATCAGTTCCAAAACTTTTGCGGCGACCCTTGTAGAATGCGGCCCGCAAGTGAGAGAACGCCACTTCGTTTTGGAACTGATTTCTCGATCAAGCTAGCATCAGACGGCGATTCATATATCGGATTGCAAATCCGTCTACCCACGTGCTGATGTAACACTGCTGCGTGTTGTTGAAGCGCAAAAAGCGATACCAATTTTGATACCACTGGTGGGGTGAGCAGGGGAAGCGCAGGGGTGTTTCACCCAGCAAATACAGCCCTCTGCTACCGTATAACACCCCAGAAATACTGCATGGTGATATTAGCGGTGGAGATCAAGGAGCTTACCTATCAATAACTTACGTGGCTTCATCGCAGCTACGGACCAATTTCGGACCAATCTGGAGCTTTTCCAGCTCCTGCCAGTCATTGGACGAGTTAATCCAACGTGCATAAGTCGATAAGAGCATCTGCACGCTATGCCCGAGCTGTTGGGCGATAAATGCGGGGTTGAGACCGGACATTAAGCATATTGTCGCATAGGTATGGCGGCAGTTATACGGTGGGCGATATCGGATCCCCAAACCCTTCAGGATAGGGCGCCATTGGTGGTGGAGGTCCGATGTCTGCTTGACGTACTCGCCGTTCTTCCCGGGTGGGAAGACGAACGGCGATTCATTGAACTGTCCCTTGCCCTGCTTGCGACGCTCTGCATACTGCTTCGCGAACGCCAAGGCATGCAGCGCTCTGTCGTTGAGCAGAACAAACCGATCGCGGCCGGTTTTTGTCCTCTCTTCCACAATGCCCAGTGCGACTGTCCGTCGGACGTGAGCGGTTTTCTTTATCGAGTCCACCGCATCCCAGCGTAGAGCCAAGCCTTCAGAGAGACGAAGCCCCGTGAAGAACATGAACTCGAAGAATGCTGCGTAGATCTGGCTGGGCCAGTGCGCGTGCTTGTATAGCTCAGCGATGATCAAATTGGCCTCGTCGAGAGTGAACGGATCGACTTCCTTCCTTGAGCGCGCTGGAAGTTGGATCGCTTCGGCGGGATTCCTGGTGATCAGCCCGTCCAGCACAGCTGAGCGGAGGATTGTCGACAGCTTCACCATGGCATTGCGTTTAACGGATGCCGATGTCCAAGTGATCGAGGTGACGATCCGCCTAAGAAGCGTGGGCGTGATCAGATCTATACGTACCAAGGCGAGGTGGGGCACCCAATACAGATTCAAGGTGCCTTTGTAGTTGAGCCTCGTGCCCGCCGCGATCTCCCGGCTGTCCAACCACAATTGCGCGTACTCGCCGAACGTTGGTACGCCACCCACGACAGCGCCGGAGCTAGGAAAGAGTTCCGCGTACTTGTCATGGTCGAGCAGGTTGAGTTTTATCAGGCTGTTTACTTTATCTCGAAGCTGGGATGCAGCCTTGATGCCTTTTTGTGTCGCGGGATAGGGAAGGGTCTCACTCCTGCGAGCACCTTCCCACATGAACCTGAGCCGGAGCGAGCCGTAGTGGACGTCGATGCCAGGGGGTAAATCCATTGGCTTTCCAGCCATTCGTCATACCTCTTTATGCTGTAGATAATTCGGCCGCTGTGCTTCATCCATACGCCCTCGGGGATAGATCCCCGTAGTCGCCGGCCTTCGAGAGCGCGCTTCGTGCAGCCGAGCAAATCGGCCATTTTCTGTTCGGTAACTTTGTCGACGTCACCAGTGCTGGCGGTTTCCATGGGTGGTCTCCACGCCGCCGGCGGCGGCAGGTTGTTAGTCAGACGAGTATTTGCTCGAGCACGGCGTCAGCGACTTTTAGTGCAGCCTGGGCGTCCCTTACGTAAGCCGGATCGAAGCCGCCCGCGTAATGGATCACTCGCTGGCAAGCATCCAGCTCTTTGCGCACCAGGCGCAGCGCCTGCACCAGTTCCTCCTGCAGTGCACCTTCGGCGCGACCGATATCCCAGAACTCCTGACCCCAGTGGCCATCTGGTGGGGGGTTGTTGTTCTGCTTGCCGAAAGCCATGGCGCCGATGATGGCGTCACAGAGCAGTCGCTTGTAGATGTTCTCGCCATCCAGACCCAACCCCCCGCGCCGCCGTAGGGTGCTCACGACCTCGTCTACGTTAAGGCCGCTGTCCTTGAGCACGATGTCGAGCTCAGGCTTTTCAGGGGGGTAGATGACCAGAGCCAACTTGGCTTCTGGCCAGAGATCGGCCGCCAGGCGCTCCAGGCAGTCATTCGCGGTGTGGTGAAATCGTTCTGTTGCGGACATAGGGCATCCTCGCCCGCGCTTGTCGGCGGGCTTGAGTTGTAGGGGGAGGGGTTAGGCTCGCGCTTCGAAAAGCTCGATCTGCGCTGCCTGGGCATTGCGAACAGCGATGGCTTCGTCGATCCGCTGCCTGGCAATGTCGAGGTAGCCAAGCGGATTGCCTTTTTCGTCGGTATCCTTCTCAATCCCGATGAACCGCCTATACAACTGGACTGCTGCAACGCCGGTCGTGCCGCTACCCATCGTGTTGTCTAGCACAACTTGGCCCGGGTTGGTGTAGGTGGCGATCAAGAACCGCATCCAGCTGACAGGCTTCTGGGTCGGGTGGAAGTTGGCCGTCTGCTTGTCGCTCGAGAAGAACTGCACCGAGCGCGGGTATCGGTCCGTCGAGTCGTACTCGGTGAGCGACAGGGCCTTGCCGTAGCACTCCGAGTTGACCGTCTTCCGCTTCGCCGTCCGCCGCTCGTGACCGGTGGTCATCTGCGGGTTGTATACCGGCTGGCGTCGGTAGAAGACCTGGGCGCTTTCATGAGCCCGCAGCGGCTGCTTCTTGGCGTTCAGAAAACCGGTAGCGTTGCCTTTCTCCCAGATCCACTCGTAGCGGTAATCGCCCGGGTTGCTGGCGACCAGTAGCGAGCTGAAAGGCTGAGCCGCACACAACACTATGGCGGCCTCCGGCTTGGCGATCCTCAAGTACTGCTCCCACAGGGGGGCAAACGGAATAACCACATCCCAGGCGCACTGTGTCGTGCCGTAGGGGAGGTCGGCTAACACTAAGTCGACGCTTGCGTCCCGGATGGACCTCATAACATCCAGGCACTCGCCGTTGTAGAGGATAAATTCGCTCATCGCGGCCCCCTGTAGATCAGGTAGGCCATGTAGACGAGGGGGGATCATAGGAGGTGCGCTCCATTTTCAAGCATCCCGTCGCGATCTTCGCGTAGGCTGTCGCGCTCCTTTGCCAGCCGCTGGATCTCGCGGTGCAGGTACTGGGCGATGGTCTCACCGCCGTGCAGGTCGCTGGGCTTGGCGCCTTTGAGCACGGCTTCGAGTTCGTTCACGCTGAGTTGCTCGATCATGGCATCAGCTCCTTCGGTACCTGGACGGTATCGCCGAGCTTGGCGGCGACAATGGCCAGGCATATCGCTGCGGTGGGGCTATCGTAAAAGGCAGTCCATGCATCTCCCAGCGCGCTCCACTTCTCGGATTGAAAGTCCAGGCAGATATGGTGCTTGGCCAGCAGCGGCCCGCCCAGCGCCCAGGCCTCCCAGGGGTTGTAACGCTCGCAGCGCTCGGTCGCCTCACCCCGGTAGATGGCAAACACGCGCCAGCCGTTGCCGTACTGGGGCGGCTCGAGGTGTAGAGCCAGGCCTTCGGCCTTGCCCACCGCCCAGCCTAGGGCCTCGTCTGCTAGGTCCGCAGTCTTCACTTCGATGAGGTCAGTCATGGCTACACCTGGCTGGGGTAGGGTGGCTGGGTTGAGATCGAGAACGACCCCAGCAAAGGCAGTCGCGCCCAGGCACCGAAGTGGCCCTGGCCGACTTGGTACTTGGTTCCGGCCGCCATCGCGGGGCCAAAGGCGGGAAGGCACAGCGCCTTCTCTGGTTTTCGCCACCAGACCGCCCAGCGCCAGTAGCCGCACTTCAGCGCCCAACTGGCGATAACAGCCTCGTCCTTGCCGCCGTAGCACCAGTTGAGCCCTATAAAAAGTTTGCCGATCTTCACAGCTCATACCTCTCATCAATCCAGCGCCCAGGCGCCAGAGCGGGTGTAGGTTCGGGTTGGGTTTCGTGCGGGGAGAGCTGGCGCCGCGTGTCAGCGCTGAACTCGCAGGTGCTGGCGCGTGCCTGGCTGCAATTCTTGCCGGAGGCGTCGATGCAGACCTCGAATTTGCATCCGGCCAGCGCGGCCAGCAGCATGAGGCAGAGGGCGAGGCGGGTCATGGCTCTACCCCGGCAACCTCTGGGATTTCCTCGAACTTGTAGGTCTTGATGACCCTTTCCTCGACGCCGGCGACTTTGATGAACTTGGCTTCTTGCACCCAAGGGTAGGCATTCGGCTCGCCGTGCTTGCCGCCGCCGCTCATCTCGCAGAAGGCAAGAGCGCGACCATCGGGAAGGATGAACGCCTTCACGTCGACCTCGTAGTTCCTGCCCCAGCTGTAGTGGCACCACTCGGCGATGCCGCTGACGTCTTCGGCTTCGTAGCGAACCTCGTTGATGGCGTCGTCATGCTCGTTTTCTTCGAAGATGACCTCCAGCAGGTCGCCCGGTGCAGCGGCGAGGAAGGCGTGGTCAACAGTGGCGGACCGACCATCATCATCGGTGAAGGTGTAGTCGTAGCCGAAATCGAGGCCTTTGCGCATCACCAGCAGCATGGCCAGCTGGCTTGCATTGAGGGCGTTGAGCGATTCGTGGATGTTTGCGTCGAGCACAGGAGTTCCTTTGCCGCCATATCGCGGCAGTGAATGGAGGGGAGAGGGGTTACAGCGGAGTGGGGTTACTGCTTGCTGGCGAGAGCGCCGCGTGCGCACCAAGCGCCGTAGGCGTGGCGCATCCAGTCTTGGATGAAGACCCCGGCATCAGTCTTGCGGTAGTCGGCTGCAGCAAAGTGCCGGTCCGCCCATTCGCGGAACTCGCTTTCTTCGCATTCCATGCACTGGCTGCCCAGGTCACGGCAGATTGCGCAGTCGTTCGGCGCGCTCGGCTCTGCGCTGGCGGATAGGAACTCTTCGATTTTCGAGTAGCGGGCAAAGCCAGAAAGCGCCCCGTCATGAATCTCACGCAGCAGCGCCTTCGCCTCGGCCATCTGGGCGCGCAGGGCGTCTCGCTCTTTCTCGAATGCGGTAGCTTCCGTCCTGATACGCCTCATGTGATTTGCAGCGTTGTCGCGGTAGGTTGTCATTTCGGCCAGCTTGGCGTGCAGCTTCGAGTTCTCGGCCCGAATACATTCATCCTGGATCGCTGCGTCATCGTGCATCGTCAGTGCCAGCTGCAGCTCTGCGATCTCCAGCTGAAGCTGATCAATGTCGGCACTCTCGGTCATCGGCTCCAGCCCAACAATCGGCAGCCCAGTCTCTGCCGCATCCTTCTCTGCCTCTTCTTTGGTCCACCAGAAGGCAGTACCAACCATCCAGGCTATAGGGTCATGGTGGGGCTGTGTGGTGGGATTGGCGCTATTCCAAACGCTTAGAGTTGGCGCCGTTGCGCCGCAGCTTTCGCACTCAGGTCCGCGCGTACCGTCGCCGCGCAGCCATCCTTCGGGATCAACCCGTCCGGCGCAGAACGGGCGCGGCAAGTTCTCTGTGTTGCTGGATCGGTTTTCTGTGGGCATGGGATACCTCGCCGGGTTGGCGTCAAATTGATTCGAGATAGGCGGCTATGAAGTGCGCCGCCGCTTCAGCATTGATGGCGTTTCCGTAGGCGCGCAGGCGTCCCACTCGGCTGGTAGCCCCATGAGCCAGCGGGAATGTGCCGGGTTCAACTGCCCGCCACTTTCCATCCCGGCAGAAGATCCAGTCAGCATCTGCCCACAGGCCGTTAACCGGGCCGGCTGGTCTGGCGGCAGCCAATGGGCCACCTGCATCCCAAGATCCGTCACAGTCGCAGTACTGCGGCCCATCGCGATCTTCCGTTGCATGTGCTGCTCGGGAGTGCCGCCCGGCTGATTTGCTGTCGGTGTGGCCCAGCCGCTCAGCACCGCCGCATGATTCAGTGTGATATTCGGCGTCGTGAAGTCCTGCGACGGCTTTCTGTTCGAATCGCAGGCCGTTGGGCTCGGCCATCCTGCCGAAAGAACCTGATGACACAGCTGCACCTGGCCAGGACCGTTTCGATTCCCCAGCTTGGCGTCGACGGTGTTTGGACTGCGCCACCCAGTACGTCCTGTCTCGGATGTGCGGGGCACCGACGCCCGCAGACGGGAACGCGACAGCCCCGAAGGCATAAGCCATGGCTTCCACGTCAGCTTGTACAAGGTCGAGCCAAGGGTCTGCGTCCTTGCTTGCAACCTGCTCTCCAAAGACGACTGAAGGCTGGCACTCGCTGATGAGCCAATGGAAATGGGGCCACAGGTGCCGCTGGTCATCAAACCCAGCGCCCGCGCCTGCCGCGCTGAAAGGTTGGCACGGACAGGAACCGGTCCAAACAGGTCGATCATCTGGCCAGCCGGCGCGGCGAAGGGCGTAGGACCAAACGCCGACGCCGGCAAAAAAGTGGCATTGAGTGTAAGGCTTGAGGTCATCGGGGTGCACATCCTCGATCGAGCGTTCGTCAACGTCGCCAGGCGCGATATGGCCGGCAGCAATCAGGTTGCGGAGCCACTGCGCAGCGTATGGGTCGATTTCGTTGTAATACGCAGCCATACGGCTCCTCGCCGCGCAGGCGTTATCGTTGAATAGGGGAAGGCGCTGGCGGGCAGCGCCATGTTTTGCCGAGGGCGTCGATGTTTGATATAACGCCGGACCATTTCACAGGAGGGAACCTCATGAAACGCACCGTCATCGGCGCAATCCTTGTCGCCGTCACTGCGCTGTCGCTGAGCGGATGCTTTGACTCAGAAGACGAGCAGAAAGCTAAGGCGCAGCAGGAATCCAGTGACAAGCTCTGGGACATCCCTAAGCCAGATCGGAGCAAGGACAAGGGCTTCACGCCCTGATTTTTCTGCTGCCATCGACGCCGCCGATATAGGGCGGCGTTTTCGTTTGAGAGCTCGCTGGCAGCGCCGGAGGGTCAGGCGGTTGTGCGCGCGTTGAGCACGCGCTGGCGGGCTGTTTCGTACTCGCTGCTGACAATCTCCACCAGGCCTTCGACATCGCCGTCAGCGGCCTTGCTGCCCAGGTTTAGATACACAGTGTCGCCGTAGGTGAAGCACACCCCGCCGCTGAGCCAGATCCCGCCACGCTCCACGCCGATGGCCTCCCACATTTCGTCGCGGTCGATATCTTCCGGGCAATGAGCTTTCCAGAGGTCATCGAGGCGCTGATGCTCAGCCTTCTCGGCCGCGCGCACCTCTTTGTCCGTGCCCTTGGCATGCTTGGGCGCCCGGCGCAGCGAGCGGTAGCCGTACTCGTCTGGCCGGCACCAGTGCACGTCCAGGTCGCGGCTGGCGCTGAGCTTGATGCCGCCGACGTAGTTGCGGGAGCCGCTGTACATCGGCGATGCATCGGCGCCGAAGTGTTGGCCCAGCTTCTCGCGCTGGGCGTTCCAGGCGGCTTTCTTCTCGTCCCAGGCGCGTACTGCGGCCAGGACCTTTGGCGATTCGGTCTTGTAGAAGTAGCTCATGGCTTTCTCCATGCATGCGCCGCCCTCCGTGGCCGGAAGCGGCATGGTGGAATAGGTCTTGGTTGTCGTGGTCGCCTGTCACGGCGACATGTCACGTTGTGCGAATCAGCTTTTCGAGCTGCTTGTCTGTGAGGCGGTCGGCGCCGTGGATGAGGCGCGAAATCAGGTCCTGCTCTTCCTCTATCCCGGCGCGGGCCATTGAGCGTTTAAGCGCGTGGTCAGTGTTGTGATAGAGGTCTGTGACAATACGGCGTGACAGTAAAAGGGCTTCGCGCTCTTCCTTCGTCAGCTTGTCCCGTTCGCGCTGTTCCTGCTTGCGCTGGGCTGGCGTCTTCGCCATTGCTGTTACCTCCCAAGCCGCTGGGCGGCAGATTGATGTGCTGCTGGCGCCGACGTTGCTGCACTTTCGTTCGGATGGATCTCAAGGGCTACAGGTCTCAATCGGCGTTTTCTTTGTCGACTCGGAAGGCATGACCAACAAGAGGCGCCTGTTGCCGCGATACACACCCCAGGGCTTGCCTGTGGACTTCGCCATGGCGGCCGCATACTTCACGGCCGAGACGGGCTGGGAAATGGTTGCGATCATGATCATCCTCCTGCGAGGTAATGCATCGGCGCGAACGGTATGTCGTCGTCGAAGCTATCGCTGTTCGGTGGTGCTGCCTGCTGGCTAGGCGGCTGTCGCGCCTGGCGCTGCTGCTGAGGTTGCCTGTCAGGCGGATACCCGGCTTGCTGGCCCTGCGGTCGGCTGCCAAGCATCTGCATCGTGCCGTTGATGTCCACGATGATTTCAGTGGTGTAGCGCTTGATGCCGTCTTTCTCCCACTCGCGGGTTTGCAGCTTGCCCTCGATGTAGCACTGGGCGCCTTTGCGCAGGTACTCGCCAGCAATCTCGGCGACCTTTCCGAACAGAGACACGCGGTGCCACTCGGTGCGCTCCACCTTCTGGCCTGAGCGCTTGTCCAGCCATTGCTCGCTGGTTGCCAAGCTGAGGTTGGTGACGGCGTTGCCATTGGGCAGGTACCGCACCTCCGGATCTTGGCCGCAGGTGCCCACCAGGATGACCTTGTTAACTCCGCGGCTCATGACTGCGATACCGCCGCCGCGATGATGGACAGAAGCACCAGCAGCGAGCCCCAGCGGGTGGCCTTCTCGCCGCTCTGTTGGGCCTTGACGACGGCAACCACGGGTAGGGTCTTGGCTTCGATAGCGCGCTCTAGGCTTTCCGCATAGCGAACTGCTTGTGGATAGCTGGTGTTGCGACCGTATACGCGGTTGTTGCTGGAAGAAACGACAGCCCAGCCATTACCGCTCTGCGTGACGAAGAAGCGTGACTTGCTACGGAAGGCCTCGGTGGCCGTGATGACTTCCTGGCGCAAAGCCTCGAGCTGGCCCTGTTTGTTCTGGATGGCTGCTTGCATTGGGGTGGTCCTCAGTAGATCAGGCGTGAAGTTCCAGGCTTTCGGCCCGGCGAAGGATTCGAACTTGCGCAGTACGCCGCTCAGGTGCACGGCGGTCGCGGCGCATCGGATCGTTGTCGTTGATGACGGAGTGCATTGCGATGAGGCCTGCCAGCACGATGCAGAGCGGGCTGATGATCTGCTGGCGCATGGCCTTGGTGACCGCCTCGATGCGGCGCCCGGCTTCCAGCTTGAACAGCGCAGCCTCGATACGGTTGGCCACGGTGCCGGGGGTGACCGCCATCTGCCGCGCGATCTCTTTGGTGGTCAGGCCCTGGGCAACCCAGAGCAGTGCTTCCAGCTCACGAGGTGCCAGCGTCTTGCCGAGCTGGCCGGTCCATGAGCCGCAGGTGATCGTCTCCATGATTGTCCTCAGCAACCGCATTGGTCAGGCGTCAGGGTGGGCGACCAAACCCACGCGCAGCCGAGGAGCGCGGGCCTGGCGCCTGCCAATGCGGTCGTATGTGAAGGGAATGGGATGCCGATAAAGTTCGGCTGGGTGAGCCTTACGAGCTATAAGAGTCACGATGATGCGCTTTACGATGTGTCTGCATCGGTGGAGCAACTGGCTTCATAGCTCGACCAGCTTCGTCCGGGGCGAGAGAGGCTGGGTTGTCCTTCACCAATTGCTCCACCGATGCACTCTGCGATGGGGAGCAGGGCATCGGGCAGTTAACGCCAGGCGGACGTGGCGCTGGTTGTTCAGTTGAACGGCTTTCGGCAGTCGGCGCAGAAGACTCGGCCGGTGCTGCTATGGCCCAGCTTCGTTTCGTGCTTGCAGCGCTGGCGCTGGGCTTCCAGTGCCAATTCGTAGGTGAGGAACCAGTCGCCCTTTGTGGCGACCTGCTCAGGGCTTCCGATCGCTACTTCCACCGGCTTGTTGGCGCTGTTGAGTATCCAGGCCATCGTCTTGCCCTCCAGGGCGGTTGATTTCCCGTCTGGCCCTGTCGCCAAGGCCAGCCAGTGAAATCAAATCAGGCAGCAACCTCAGCTTGAGCCGCGATTCGCTCCTGAATCTCTTGGCGGTGCACTGATACGTCCTTCGGTGCCTCGATGCCTATGCGCACCTGGTTGCCCTTAACCTGCAGCACCGTTACTCGAATCGTGTCGTTGATCACAATGGTTTCGCCCACTTTGCGGGTCAGTATCAGCATGGTCCTACTCCTTGGTTAGTTTCCCGTCTGGCCCTCGTGAGAAGGCCAGCCAGTGAAACCGTGCTCGAGGTCCACCACCGATGGCTTCACCCGATCTTCTGTCTGGCCTTGAGCTTCCCTGGTCACCTCGCTTAGATCGGCCTGGGCGGGGTGGTCATGGGGTTAGGTATTCGCTACACGACTGCCAGCTGCAGCTCGGCGGCCTACTGGGTAGGGCAGCTCGTCGTGGGTTGCCGGTCCGTATTCCGGCTGGGCTTGTCACTTCATTGGCAGGTGCCTCCTATGGTTTTTGATCCGCGCCATGCTCGTCGCCGGGTATCCCCACCACTGCCTGCTGCAGCTACTGGCTACGCATCAGGTGGCTTGCATGGTTTGGCGTCCTCTCATGGGAGAGGCCGGCAGCTATCCAGAGGCTGCATGGTCGACGACTTAGCTTGTCCCGACCCAGGTGATGGCCTGGGTGCGTCGAGGTGGTCACGTCTGGTTGTGTAAAGAGCGATGAGGCGTGAGGGCCTCAGCGGTACCTGATGAGTAACCGCTTGTTATCCAAATATCACGCAACGTGTTTTAAATGTCAACACGTTGCGTGATTTTTAGTCTCAGCCGTGCTGGTGTTTTTCACTGCAAGGCGGGTTCACGTTTCACAAGGCGTGATGTATGCTCAACTCGAAAAGCTGGATGGATATACAGTAAAGGAGATGACCTATGTCCAAGCAGAAGAAGACGGCACCCCAAGCGCGCCAAGAGATGACCGGGGTAGAGCGACTCGGTCTTCGGGTCTCATCAATGATCAATCACCCGATTGCGCAGTCGCAGCGCTGGGTGACGATCCATCGCCTGGACACTGATGGAGATATGGAGTGGGAAGAGGTGATGGGGCTGCTGGTCGAAACGCCGGAATTGGATCTGACGTTCAACGACGACGATAGCGTTACAGTGCGGTGGGAGGCGCAGAGCGCTGAGGATCGCGACGACCTGGTCGTGCCGAAGGACTGGGAAGAGGAGAAGCTGGAGGAGGAGGCGCCTTTCTGACAGACATGGAAAAGCCCGCAGCGGGGTGCGGGCTTTGATTAATGGTGGTAGATCAAGAAGGAACTGACATCTTGAACCCGTTCCATATTCTGATTTGACTACCAGCGGCAGCCTTTTCTGATGTCGGCGAAGGCGGCTTCAGCACCTGAAACGTCGAATGTGGCCGTAACAGGGCTCTCGCTGTAGGGCGTTACGTTGGCTACGAACGAAGTGGTTTTGATCATTTCCTTGAGCGCCGCAACCGGAGACCCGGGATAGAAGGACGAAGTGTGGTCAGTGGATACATCCCAGGTATGGGTCTCAGCCTTAGATTTGCCAATCCGGTGCGTTACCCTTGCCGAGTCAGTTCCCAAGAAGGATTTCCAATTGATGTAAAGCTCGGTTTTGTTCTGGGCGCATCGAACGATGAGATCAATCCCTTCGCCGAGGCGTCCTGTGCCGCTGCTCGCATCGAGCCGAGCGATATATATCGATTTGTCTGTCATCGGGTCGGTGGTGATTGAGGTAGACCACTTGCCTTTGTTTGCGGATGGGGTTGGCACGGTTTTGGTGGTTAGCCCATTGCTTTCCGCCAGCGTGTCGAAGCACGACAGGCGCTCGACAGAGTTATCTAAGGCTGCGCATCTCATCACTTCTTTTTCTGATACATCTGCGAACGTAGGGCTTGCAGTTGCGAGCGCCAGGGAAAGCGCTAGAGTTTGAATGGCGATTTTCACTTGGGTCCCTCCGAAAGAAAGTCCCAATTCTATCACAGTGGCCATCCGCCATCGCGCAGGCAATGAAAGCCCGCACTGCTATGCGGGCTAAGAGGAAGATGGATGAGCCTTCAATGTGCAGGGTATGGCGCTAAAAAGTGTGAAACTATGAAAAAGCCCGCCGAGGCGGGAATTGGCTACACCAGATGGGCATTCCAGACCAACAGCACACGGGCTTGGATGTAGGTCTCATCAACCCGAATGTCTTCAGGAGGATGATTCGTGTTGTCCGAGATCATTCTGAAATGATCGCGACCCTTCTTCTGCAGGCGCTTGATGTACTGATGCCCTTGGTGAGAGAAGTAGTAGATTCCGTCGCCCACGAACTCACGAATGCTGATGTCAACGACCAGCGGGTCGCGGCTCTTGATGGTCGGCGCCATGGACTGGCCGACGCCTGTTATGAGCTTCAGATGGAAGTGCTCTTTGAACTCGACCCCCATCTCTCGCAGGTGAGTAGGGCTGACGCGGATGTCCTGGAGCATCTCAGGGTAATCGTGCGCCACCTCACCATCGCCCATTGCTCCGCGCACGTCGTAGTGGGCGATCCACACCTCGTCACCGACCAAGCCTGGGCGAACGAAGTCAGCGGCGATCAAATTGCTGGCGCTCGGCTCCTCAGCCGCAGCAAGAAGGCGTTGACGGGCCTCTTCCGGGATACCTTTGCCACTTTTTGCGAGCATCTGCCTCACAAGATCAGCAGTAGTCCGGGCTGGCGCCGAAATCTCGACCGTCGCCGTAGAGCTCAGGAGTAGCTCGGACTGATCGACTCCAAGAGCAGCTGCCATAGCGGCGATATCTGCCAGCGTGGGCTCACGCGTTCCGGCTTCATAGTTTCCGACGCGCGACTGCGATTTCCAGCCGCAAGCATCCGCCAGCTGGGCCTGGGAGATTCCCGCCGCTTTTCTCAGTCGCTTAATGCGTTGGCTCAATGATTCATTCATGCGCGGGATTTCATCACGAAATGAAATACCAGGCTTTCACTTATTGTGATTGATATTAACACGATGCGTGTTTATCCTTAGTCCTAGCCATTGAGGAACCCCGAATGAACGAAGTTCGCAGAATCCGGGTAGCAGCGGGCATTAGCCAGGTCCGGCTTTGCCGGGAGCTTGGTTGGAAGCAATCACGCCTGGCCAATTACGAGGCCGGCCGCCGGTGTGTCGCCCTTGATGCGGCCCGGAAAATCGTCAGTGCGCTTAAAGGTTTAGGCGCTGAGTGCAGTCTTGACGATGTCTTCCCGCCAACTGCTCGCGACCCAGAAGCCGCCTGACCATTGAATGATCACTGATCTGGCGCCGCGCTTATAGATGACCGAAACACCTGCTGATCCATCCAGTACCCGGATCGCAGGCACAAAAAAACCGGGTGGCAGCCCGGTTTCTTCCACACAACATCGAGGTCGATTATGCATAGAGCGATCGATGCAAGCAACACCCACGCTCCCTCGGCAGTTCCATGCACTGAGCAACTGCGCCGATTGATGTCGACTCGTGAAGTGGCTGAGTTGACCGGCAAGAGTCACGACAACGTTTTGCGTGACGCTCGAGCCTTGGCAAAAAGGGGGGTCCTCAAATCTGAGGAGACCCCCTACGTGCATTCTCAAAACGGCCAGGCTTACCCTGAATTCCTTCTCGATCAGCGGGATGCCCTGGTGCTGGTTTCGGGCTACGACGCGTCACTCCGCGCCAGGATCATTGATCGCTGGCAGGAACTGGAGGCCCGAGTGCTGGCGCACATGCGGGTCCCCACAAATTTCGCAGAGGCGTTGCGCCTGGCTGCCGACAAGGCCGAGGAGAACCAGCGCCTCCAGGATGCGCTCGCCAAGCAGGCACCGAAGGTCGCGGCTATCGTGCGTTTGGCGGGTGCAGGCGGCGCTATATGTGTCACCGATGCGGCGAAGCAGCTTCAGGTAGCGCCATTCAAGCTGTTTGGCTGGCTGGAAGAAAACCGTTGGATCTATCGTCGCCGTGGCTCCAAGCGATGGATTGCCTATCAGCCCCGGATCAGTGCAGGGCTGCTCAGGCACAAAGTGACCGGCCTTAAACCTGATCCCGAAACAGGCAGTGACCGCGCAGCGTTCGATGTTCTGGTCACGCCGAAGGGGCTGGCCCGCCTGGCAGAGCTTTTCACAGCGCCCGTTACTGGCCTTAGCGCAGGGCGGAGCTGACATGCAATTCACTGTAACCATCAACCAAGTCAAGGCCTTGGAGTGGGGGCTGAACTCCCAGCAGGCGTTGCTGTTCGCGTTCGTTTACGGCTGCCCGAGTTGGGCCAAGGCGATGACCACGGAGCAGGGCGTTTTCTTCGTGCTGAGCAAGGCCAAGATCATCGAAGAACTGCCGCTGCTGACCGATAAACCCGATACGGCATATCGCATGCTGAAGGCACTGCAGGACGTTGGTCTGATCGAGCTTTCGAGCACTTCGAATGTCACGCTTTTCCGGCTGACCGATAAGGCGGCGCAGTGGAACAAAAAAGAGGATGGGTCGGAAAAATATCCGACCTTGAAGACGGGTACAAAGGGTCGGAAAAAAATCCGATCTACCTCGGAAAAAAATCCGAGCAAGGTCGGAAATAAATCCGAGCCAGGGTCGGAAAAATCTCCGACAAATCAAGATACCAGTAATCAAGATACCAATCAGGATACCAGTCACAGTTTGCAGGATGCCCCGGCTGCGCCGTCGCAACCCACGGGGCTGACGCTGGTTCCGGCTGGTGCACCCCGGTGTGAAATCCCAGAGGACATGCCCGGGCCTAAAGACCAGACCTGCAAGACTTTCAAGGCCTGGGCTAACTACGCGATGGCCTACCGCAAGCGCTACAGCGCCTGGCCAGTGTGGAACGCCAAGGTTGGTGGCCAGCTGGGCCAGCTGATCGACCGCCTGGGCATCGACGTCGCTCACCATGTCGCCGCTTACTTCGTATCGATAAACGACTCGAGGCTGATCAATGGCTGCCACAACCTCGGCGACCTGCTCACCAAGTGTGAGGCCTACCACACCCAGTGGGTCACGAACCGGCAGATGAACGCGACCACTGCCCGCCAGCAGGAGCAGACCCAGGCAAACATCAACGCCGCCCACGACGCCGCCGATGCCATCCGGAACAGCCAAGGGAGCAAACGAAATGCTTTCCTGTGACGATATCGCCGAGCTGGCCATGGCTATTTGCGCAACGGCTGAAGCCATGGGCCAGACCATCAGTGCGGCAGGGGCCAAGCTGATCGCTGAAGACCTGTCAGCGCACGAACCTGAGGCGATCGTTGCCGCTCTGCGCGCTTGCCGTCGTGAACCAGCCGGGCGCCTGTCGCTGGGTATGGTCCTGAAGCACATCCACGCTGCCGATGGCCGGCCCGGTAAGGATGAAGCATGGTCAATCGCTCTGGCAGCCAGTGACGAATACGAGACGGTAGTGCTCACTACCGAGATTCGCCAGGCCATGGTGGCGTCCCAGCCGATCCTTGAGGCAGGCGACAAAATAGGCGCCCGAATGGCGTTCATGAGTGCCTATGAGCGCATGGTCAGCTTCGCTCGCGCTGAAGACAAGCCTGCCACCTGGGAGGTTTCTCTGGGCTTCGATTCCGGGCGACGCGTGACTGCCGTTGAAACGGCCGTGCGGGCTCAATTGATCAGCCGTGACATGGGGGACAAGTACCTCGCCGACCTTCGCATAGCTCCGGTTACTGCTGATGGGCAGGCTATCGCAGGCCTGCTGACCGGAGAGGTGCGCGCGCAGCCCAGCGCCGCGATGCGGGAGAAGCTTGCAGAAGTCCGCTCGATATTGACGGCTTCCAAGGCCAAGAAAGACAGCGTCCGTGCAAAAGAGGCGCAGCGGCGCCGTGTTAGCACCTATCTTCGCAAGCGCCAGGCTCGCGCGGCGTTGGCTGGGTCGGGCATGCAGCAGTGAAACGAATCTGGACCGTGCACGTACCAGGCTATCGGCCATTTTCCATGGTGCTGATGGACGGCCCTTTAGACCAGCCTGGCGCGCTTCGCCAGGCAAGACTGATATGGCTGCATTGCGAGGTTGAATGATGAGGCAGACCAAGCTGACCAAGGCCGCGCGTG